TGGAAAGACATTGACCAAAGGAATGGTAATTGCTCCAGCGAGTGAACGACCATTTAAGACTGTAAATGTTGCAAGTGGATCTGTATTATTGATCAAGCTTTAATGATTGGATTTGGCGTTCAATATAGTGCGATAAAGACATTCGATTCAATTGGTCGGATTCTTTTTGAGGCATACAAATTAAGAGTGTTAGCTGACGGAGGTGTGGTTGAAAACCGAAGTTGTGTAGTTAAAAGTTTAAACAGAATCAAATGAGCATATTAGACAAAGCAAGTTTAATCCAAATACCAAGCGGATATAAATCAACAAAACTTTATTCATTAAGACCAAGCAACGGCGATGGCGATTTCACCTTTGCTCGTTCATCAAGCGGAACGAGGGTAAATAGTGAGGGGTTGATTGAGACAATGTCGGCAAATGTTCCTCGCTTGGATTATAGCGGTGGGGCAAGTTGTGCGAGTTTATTACTTGAACCACAGAGAACCAATTTGGCTTTATATAGTGAGCAGTTTGAAAATGCCGCTTGGAGTAATGAAGGCTTGTCATTATCTGCTAACGATACAACCTCACCAGATGGAGCAACGAATGCGGATAAAATTATAGAAACTGCGGATAATGGTGTCCACCTAATATATAATACATCACCAATTACCGCATCAGCAACAAGTACCGCAAGCGTTTTTTACAAAAAAGGGACAAGGCGGTATTTTTCTGTAAAAATACAAATAGGCTCAAATAGCTATACGCAAGTTTTTGATTCGGAAGGTCTAACAACTGGCGGCAATAGTTCAAATGGACTTACCAATGTTTCGACAAAAATAGAAGATTACGGTAACGGATGGGTCAGAGCTTCAGTTGCTGGAACATCAGCAAGCGGAACATCAACTTATGTAATAATAGGACTTAGCAATTCTTTAAACCCAACTTTTCATCCAACTAATTATAATCCTACTTATGAAGGAAGTGGAACGGATTATGGATATGCTTACGGAGCGCAAGTGGAAGCTGGCTCATACCCAACGTCATACATCCCAACTACATCCGCAACAGTAACTCGCACCGCCGATGTATGCAACAATTCTGGGACTTCTGCGACGTTTAACGACTCGGAAGGGGTGTTGTTTTTTGAAGCTTCAAGATTAAATAAAGCAGATAACTCATCTGTGATTTGGTCAATTAGTGATGGCTCAAACTCAAATGCAGTTTCATTGTATTATTATGCGAGTGGGATTGGAGTTGATATATTTAATACATTAGGCACTAAAAGTTTATTGTATACAATGACATTAACCAAGCAAGCTACTTTGAATAAGTTAGCTATAAAATACAAATCAAATGATATTGCTTTATGGGTTAACGGAAGTGAAGTTGCAACAAATACAGACGCAATATCTTTAAGTGGTTTAAATCAATTAATGGCATCTTATGGAAGCGGCTCTTTTCCTTTCTACGGAAAAACAAAACAATTAATGGTCTTTAACGAGGCGTTAAGTGATGAGGAGTTGAGTGATTTGACTGGACAAGCGAACTTAAGTTTTAATAATTTAGCAACATTCTACGGATATACAATATTATAATTATGGCAGAACCAACAATACAATTAGGCGGCGGCAACTGGGCTGGAAAGTCAGACAACCTACTTGGATACTACAAAGAGGGCGAAAGATTCTATAAACAAGACTTCACTTTCTCAAGAAGCACCACTGGAACATACACAGACAAAGACGGCTATATTCAAGAGATGCCGTATAATTTATTAAATTATTCAGAGGATTTTGATAATGCCGCTTGGACTACACTTGCAAGTGGAGAAACAATAGTTAGTAATTCAGTTATATCGCCTGATGGTACATTGAATGCAGACACACTTGAGGGAGATGGCAGTTCAACAAATGTTTATGTAAGGCAAGATATTACATTAAATACTTCTACTAATTATACTTTTTCAATATTTGCTAAAAAGGGGACAAATGATTTTCTTGCAATTTCAGCAGAGGGTTATTCAGGTGCTACAAATACGATTGTTATTTTTGATATAAATAATGGTTCTGTAACAACAGGAACTGCTAATATAGAAGATTATGGCAATGGTTGGTTTAGATGTAGTTATACTATTCCAATAAGCACAGATGGTGTAGGTAGGTTTTTAATATATCCAGCATATAACGGAACAACAAGAGGTTTTCCTACATCTTCCGATGCTAATGGACAAAATATTTATTTATATGGAGCACAACTAAACAAAGGCACATCCGCAAAGACATATTTTCCAACGACAACGAGGTTAAATATGCCTCGCGTTGACTACCTTAACAACTCCAATGGCTCACTAATTTTGGAGCCTCAGAGGAGTAATTTAGTTACCTATTCGAGTGATTTTAGTGATTCAAGTTGGTTTAAGTTAGGTCTTGGAACTGCAAGCACAGCTATTGTAACTACCGACTACGCAACATCTCCTGAAGGCTTAAATAATGCTACTCGTTTACAAGTAGATTTAAACGGAGGAACTACAAGCTCTGACCAATCTTTGATATATGATGCACTTACAGTCAGTTCTGGCGACAATACGAGAAGTATTTATGTAAAAAGTAATGACGGCAACACCTATGACGTATATTTTGGCGGCACATTATCCTCTTATGAGATTAAAGAAGTGACAAGCGAATGGACAAGGATTGACGCAACAAGAAATTTTGCAAGTGCTGGAACTGGTTATTTAAGTATCGGATTAAGGGGTGGAACTGGGTGCAGCGATAATGCAGATATTTTAATCTACGGAGCTCAAGTTGAATCTGGCAGCTATCCCACAACCCTAATAAATACACAAGGCTCATCCGTTACAAGGAATGCGGATGCTTGTAATATTACAGACGTTGCGGATAGAATAGGACAGACGGAGGGGACTTTGTTTTGCGAGATTGACTTAAATAATATAGTTAGTGGATATAGTCAATATGTAATTGTAATTTCTGACGGTAGTGCAGCAAATAGGGTACAGTTTTTAAATAACAGTGGCAATGACTGGCAGCTATTTATAACCGCAAATACGATTTCAAATAACATTAATTTAACAACAAGTACAAGCGGAGTTGGAAGATATAAAATTGCAATAGCTTATAAAAGCGGAGATGTAGTTTACTATATTAATGGCGTACAAAAAGGCACGTCAAATGAAACATTCACTTTTAGTACTTTGACTGATTTTGATTTAGGTCAAAGATATGATGACTTATTTCCTTTACTAAATCCAATTAACCAAGCCCAACTATACAACACAAGATTATCAAATAGCGAATTAGCAACATTAACAACATTATGATTTTTAAAAAATACGAATTCACAGACGAACAATGGGCAACCATTAGACCAACCCTTTACTCTGAAGATGAGGAAGGGAATGAAACATTAATTCCAGCAATCAATTCCGTAGTAGAGATTGGTTTCATATGCAAAGCATTTGACGAGGAAGGAATATGCACTGACCTATCGACTATGTATAGCGTTGATATGTTATTGAATGAGGAGGTAGAAAGTTTAGAGGGTTACGAGGTTTATCCTGATCCTACTGGTGTACATACTTTCGCTGGTGATAGTGGTTTATATTTAAAGGCTTACTGTGAAAAATATCCTGAATCAACATTTTGTGTGATTCCTGAAACGGACGAAGAAGAATGAAAACATATTTAACATCCATATTGAAAGTAATAATACTATTTTTTGCACCAATCAAACCACTTATTATTTTAATTAGTTTAAGCACCATTATTGATACTGCATTTGGCATTTGGAAAGCCAAACAACTAAACGAAAAAATCACATCTAAAATCTTTCGGAATGGACTCGTTCCAAAACTAATTTCATACATCACAACCATTATGATGGTGTATGGTTCGGATGTTTTTATAATTAACGAACTAACAAAAAGCATTGTTGATGTTGAATTTCTTGCAACCAAAATCACTGCACTTACATTGATAAGCATTGAAGTCAAGTCAATGGATGAATCATTCATTGCGGTCAAAGGGTATTCGTTTATTGATAAATTCAAACAAATGATTTCCAAGATCAAGGATGTAAAGAAACAACTATGAGGGCAATCCATAAGATAATCATTCATTGCACTGCAACACGTGAAGGGGATGACATCAGCGTTGATACCATACGAAGATGGCATTTGGCACGTGGTTGGTCTGATATTGGTTATCATTATGTCATTGATATAAAAGGCAGCATCAATGCTGGTCGACCAATTGAATTGATGGGAAGTCATACAAGAGGTTTTAACAAAGGCAGCATTGGAATTGCATATGTTGGTGGTGTGGAAGCAGATGGCAAAACACCAAAAGACACAAGAACAAAAGCACAAAAGGATTCAATCATTCGACTTGTTAAAAAGTTAAAAGGTTGTTATCCTGATGTGACAATACATGGACATAATGAGTTTTCAAACAAAGCGTGTCCATCATATAATGTACAAAATGAAAAGGATTTATTCGGATGAATGGATTGACATTTTTAACAAGTACCCACAATTTGATAATGAACAAAATGTTCAATATTACAAAAGGATAGGTGACTTAACTGGCAAATCAAAGTTAAGTGTAAAAAAATACTTCTTAAATTTAAAATCCAAGATTGATGCATATTGTGAAACGGCTGGTGTGCCAACTCACAATGTCAAACATGGTTGGGTTAAAACCAAAGATACAAGTTTATTTTTCAAGAACCCTGACTTTGAAGGTGCAGTTGATTATGATAAAATACGTGAACAACTAATCAATGATTTAAAAAATTATGCACCAACCTACCCACCATTAACACGAACCAAAATCCAAGATGGTCATTTGTTGGTTGTTGATCCAGCTGATGTACACATTGGTAAACTTTGTGAAGCATTTGAAACTGGTGAGGACTACAACACAAATATTGCAGTGCAACGTGTGAAGGAAGGTGTTCAGGGTATCATTGAAAAGTCACGAGGGTATAACATAGACCAAATCCTTTTCATTGGTGGGAATGACATACTTCACATCGATTCCCCCAAAAGACAAACAAGTTCAGGGACTCCACAAGATACGGATGGAATGTGGTATTCAAACTTTCTTATGGCAAAACAAGTTTATGTTGATGTCATTGAAATGTTACTTCCATTGGCTGATGTTCGTTTTTGTTTCAACCCTTCAAATCATGATTTCATGAGTGGTTGGTTTCTCGCCGATGTCATACAAAGCTGGTTCAGGAATAACAAGAATATCACGTTTGATTGCTCGATTGCACATCGGAAATATTTTCAGTATGGTACTTCATTAATCGGGACAACACACGGCGATGGGGCAAAGATGAATGACCTTCCATTGCTGATGGCAGTTGAGGCAAAAGAATATTGGGCGGATACAAAGCATAGATACATTTATACGCATCACGTACATCATAAAACAAGCAAAGATTATCAAGGTATCACAATTGAATCATTGCGTTCACCAAGTGGAACGGACTCATGGCATCATCGGAATGGATACCAACACTCACCAAAAGCAATCGAAGGATTTCTGCACCACAAAGATCATGGCCAGGTGGCAAGGTTTACGCATTTATTTTAAAATAATTTGCAAAGCAATCACACCAATTGCAATGATTAATGATTGTCGTGTGCGTTTAAGTTTGTGTTGTTGTCTTTGATTGCTGGTCAAAACAACATCATAACGTTCATTAAGGCTATTTAAAGCGTGTTGAGTGCGTTTAAAGTTTGTTTGTGTGCTATCTATCAACTGGGTGTATTTAAGTTCCTTGAACGCGTTTATTTTAGCTTGAGCCATAAGAGAATCTTTTTGAAGCAACTCAACATAAATATCATCCATTTGATTAAGGGTAATAGCAACCAAAGTATCACCAGTCTTTTCATCTATTAATGCGGTTTGAGAATAAGCGAATGCGTTCAGTAGAAGGCAGTATGTGATAATTAGAAATTTCTTTTTCATAAAATAGTTTGATTGTATCGGATTGTTTTTGTAAACTATCCAATTGCAAATATATTGTATCGGTATTTGTTAGAATTGGCGGT